TGATTTCATCACCTGCCTGACGCTGTATTGCAAGAATGCTCATCGCATCAATCCAAATGAGCGCCAGACTGATAACGACAAATACGCTTTCCGGACTTTCCTGATTCGCATCGGCATGAACGGAGATCGCTACAAGATGGCTAGAAAGATTCTTCTTCGCAACCTCACAGGTTCCGCTGCGTTCCGTAACGGAACAGTTAAGAAGGTGTCTGCATGAGATACCCAAGAAGAGAGCTCGTCGAGCACATCCGAAATGCCTACCCTGCCGGCACCCGTGTGCGGCTGGTCCTCATGGAAGACATCGATGCACCACCTGAAGGAACAATGGGAACAGTCATGGCCGTCGATGATCTTGGATCAATCCTGGTTGAATGGGATGATGGATCATCCTTGAGTGTAGTTTATGGAGTTGACCGTTGCGAGGCTGTATATGAAGTCGATTGAAAAACAGATTCTTGCGATCCGGGACAGCGGATTAACAAACATGTTTGACCTTCCTGCCGTTCAAAGAATTGCCTTTGAAATGGAGTTCTTCGAGCTGGTGAATCTTCTGGAGGAAGAACCGAAAAAGTATGTTCATTTCATCCTTACTGGAGAGTTCGAAACACCTTTGAAATAGTACATTATTCGCTTGCTATATATGCACTTCAGAGTGATATATGTACATACCAAAAAGGAGACAAGAACATGATTGAAAAGAAGATTGCATACTTTGAAGAACTGGACAACCTTGCCCGCACCTACGAATTAGCCAGAAGAAAACGCAAAGAGCGCAAACAGCAGATCATTAATACATTCGGCTGGGATTCTAAAGAACTGGATGCGTGGTTCGAAGAAGACAACGCAGCAACCTACCCGATCAGCCAGGGAGCTTGCAAGGCCTACCGAGCTTGGGAAACCAGCATAAAGCGCCAGGAGGAAGAACTCGAAATGGACGACTTCCTCTGGGAAGCAGAAATTGAAGACTTCATTGACGCATTGAGGAAAGCCGGATTCGAGAGCTTCGTATACACAAACCAGAGCACGGCAGTGATGGAGAACCTTCACAGCTTTGCCAAAGCCGGCTGCAAGATGGAAGGCCTTTGCACCATCGTAAGAAAAGAATGCCGCTGGGGTGAAGAAGAAAACAGAGAGATCCCGGGCATCAGATTCACCCTGGACTAGGAAACAATGAAAAGGCCCTAGCGATGAATTACGCAGACAAGATGGAGATGGAATCCAGGCTGATGAAAAACATCGCCGAATGGATGGAAACACATGGTGAGATTATTACTGACAGACAGCGTAGCAACTTCTACACATCAGTAAGAATCAGAGAGATACGCTGGCGCGGTAATACTTATCAAATCGTCGATATTGACGGGATGACATGCAAGATTGAGCGACAGTAAGTAAAAGGCGATCATCACAATCGCCTTTTCACCTGAATCAGAAATGATTTTCTATGTTGTTTAAGACATTTCGTTTCATTTCACTGAGCTGCAGCACTTCGCGAGTTGTCAAACCAAACTCAGCAAAGACATCTTCATGAATTTTCATCTTAATAAAAGCCTGGCAACAGTGAACGAATGAATCATCTCCGAGCAGATAAGCATTAAGAATGCGACGAATAACCTCTTTGTTTGTCATTGCATTTCCCTCCTATGACACCGGTACTTTACCGCTTTTTTACAAAAATGTATTTTTATAAAAATCGCGATTTGACGATTATCGACAGATATGAAAAATCCGCGGTTTTTGACAGATTTGGCAGATCTGTCAGTTTTTTTATACTTCAGCAAAAGTGTTACTTTATAACTTCGAAAGGACTACCCATGAGGAAACTAACCGGATATAAACCGACACGATTCATGGCAAAAACCTCTACCTATAGTCAACAGGCCGCAGATTATGCGGTCTCTTTTATTGAGTGTCTTTCCCACACAAAAGGAAGCTGGGCAGGAAAGCCATTTGAGCTTATTGACTGGCAAGAGAGAATCGTCCGTGATCTGTTCGGAATCTTAAAACCAAATGGCTACAGGCAATTCAACACTGCGTACATTGAGATTCCGAAGAAACAAGGTAAGTCAGAACTGGCTGCTGCTGTAGCCTTGCTGCTGACATGCGGTGATGGAGAAGAACGTGCTGAAGTTTACTCGTGTGCTGCAGATAGGCAACAGGCTTCCATTGTGTTTGAAGTCGCCGCCGACATGGTACGGATGTGTCCAGCTTTAAATAAGCGCGTCAAGATTCTCGCCTCCACCAAGCGGATCATCTACTTGCCGACAAACAGCTTCTACCAGGTGCTTTCTGCAGAAGCCTATTCCAAGCACGGCTTTAACATCAGCGGCGTTGTCTTTGATGAACTTCATACACAGCCGGACAGAAAGTTATTTGATGTTATGACAAAGGGATCTGGTGATGCTCGGATGCAGCCGTTGTACTTCCTGATTACCACCGCCGGCACGGATACTCATTCCATCTGTTACGAGACACATCAGAAAGCCAAAGACATCTTAGAAGGCAGGAAGATCGATCCCACCTTCTATCCTGTCATTTACGGTGCAGAAGATAGTGATGACTGGACTGATCCGGAAGTATGGAAGAAAGCAAATCCATCCCTTGGTATTACCGTTGGTATCGATAAGGTCCAAGCCGCATGTGATTCTGCCAAACAGAATCCTGCAGAAGAAAACTCCTTCCGGCAGCTGCGCTTAAATCAATGGGTCAAGCAAGCAATACGCTGGATGCCAATGGATAAATGGGATGCATGCGCATTTCCAAATGATCTAAAAGAACTGGAGGGTCGTGTCTGTTATGGAGGCCTGGACCTTTCTTCTACAACAGACCTTACCGCATTTGTACTTGTCTTTCCTCCCCTGGATGAAGACGACAAGTATATAATCGTTCCCTTCTTCTGGATTCCAGAAGACAATGTAGACCTTCGTGTAAGAAGAGATCACGTTCCCTATGATGTATGGATCAAACAAGGCTTCCTGGAGACTACAGAAGGAAACGTCGTCCACTATGGATACATTGAGAAGTTCATTGAAAAGCTCGGTGAACGGTTCAACATCAGAGAGATCGCCTTCGACCGTTGGGGTGCAGTGCAGATGGTTCAGAACCTAGAGGGAATGGGATTTACTGTCGTGCCCTTCGGCCAGGGATTCAAAGATATGTCTCCTCCTACAAAAGAGCTTATGAAACTTACCCTAGAGAAGAAGCTGGCGCATGGAGGTCATCCTGTACTCAGATGGATGATGGACAACATCTTTATTCGAACTGATCCTGCTGGAAATATCAAAGCAGACAAAGAAAAATCCACAGAGAAAATCGACGGTGCCATTGCCACTATCATGGCTCTAGATCGAGCTATCCGCTGTGGAAATGATGATGGCTCCAGTGTCTATGATCACCGTGGATTACTAGTGCTATAAAACTCTTTAATGTTTGGAGGTGACTATGGGATTACTGAATCGCATTTTTCATTCAAGAGATAAGCCGGTTGAAAATAGTACAAATGGAAGTGGGTATAGATACTTCTACGGCGGAACATCCGCTGGTAAAACCGTGACAGAAAGAAGTGCAATGCAGATGACCGCTGTTTACTCCTGCGTTCGTATTCTTTCAGAAGCTATCGCTGGCTTACCGTTGCACATGTACAAATATGGTGAGAACGGGTCAAAGATCAAAGCCGTTGAGCATCCACTTTACTTGCTGCTGCATGATGAGCCGAACACAGAAATGACATCCTTTGTCTTCCGAGAAACGATGATGACTCATCTTCTACTTTGGGGTAATGCCTATGCCCAGATCATCCGTAATGGCAGAGGTGACATCGTAGCTCTTTATCCTCTGATGCCAAACCGGATGACTGTGGATCGTGATGAGAATGGGCATCTGTACTACTCATATCTTGTGAGCAATTCAGACGCGCCTACTTTGAATGGTCACACGGTTGTATTGCCGCCAGAACAAGTCCTTCATATTCCAGGCTTGGGTTTTGATGGTCTTGTCGGTTACTCCCCTATCGCAATGGCAAAGAATGCCATCGGGATGAGTATGGCGTGCGAAGAGTATGGCGCTAAGTTCTTTGCGAATGGTGCCGCTCCTGGTGGTGTTCTGGAGCATCCAGGAGTAGTCAAAGATCCTGAAAGAATCCGGCAAAGCTGGCAAGCAACGTTCGGAGGATCACAAAACGCAAACAAGATCGCCGTCCTGGAAGAAGGCATGAAATATACGCCTATTTCCATTTCTCCAGAACAAAGCCAATTCTTAGAAACACGTAAATTCCAGATTGATGAAATTGCTCGAATCTTCCGGATACCACCGCACATGATCGGTGACCTGGAGAAGTCGAGCTTTTCTAATATTGAACAGCAGTCTTTGGAGTTCGTGAAGTATACGTTGGACCCCTGGGTCTGCCGTTGGGAACAGGCTATGAATCGTCGTCTCTTGCGGCCTGAAGAAAAGAATAAGTATTTCTTCAAGTTCAATGTCGATGGTCTGTTACGCGGCGATTACCAAAGCCGCATGCAAGGTTACGCAGTTGGACGGCAGAACGGATGGATGTCCGCAAATGATATCCGTGAACTAGAGAACCTGGATCTGATCCCAGATGAAGAAGGCGGCAACTTATATCTGATCAACGGCAATATGACAAAGCTCAAAGATGCTGGGCTATTTGCCGCTTCAAAACCAAATGAAAGTGAGGAACCTCAGAAAGATGGAACACAAACTGAATAAGTTCTGGCGCTGGAAGGATTTATCCATCACAAACGAGGCGGATGGTACCGAGACAAATGAACAGGTGTTATTCCTGAATGGCACAATTGCAGAAGAGAGCTGGTTTGACGATGATGTCACACCGGCTCTATTTCGTAATGAATTAATGGCCAGGACTGGAGATATCACTGTATGGATCAACTCTCCCGGTGGTGACTGCTTCGCAGCAGCGCAAATCTACAACATGCTCATGGATTACAAGGGACAGGTCACTGTCAAGATTGATGGCATTGCCGCTTCCGCAGCTTCCGTCATCGCAATGGCAGGAACAGAAGTACTCATCTCCCCTGTCGCCATGCTCATGATTCACAACCCAGCCACGATTGCGATGGGTGACCATAACGAAATGCAGAAAGCGATCGATATGCTGGCAGAAGTCAAAGAGTCCATTATCAATGCTTACGAAATCAAGACAGGTCTTTCCAGAAATAAGATCTCCCGCTTGATGGAAGAGGAAACATGGATGAACGCAAAGATGGCCGTTGAGCTTGGCTTTGCGGATGACATTCTCAAACGCGAAACGGATGATAACTCAACTGTTGAAATGAGTGGCAATGCCACTTTATTTTCGCGCAAATCAGCTGATCACATGCTGATCAACAAAATGAAAGAATCCAGGCCTGAAAGAAAGGTTGAGGATCTCTATGGCAGACTCGATCTGCTGAAACGAGACATGCAAGGAGGAAAATGATATGTCTGTAACAATTCAGGAATTAATCGACAAAAGAGCTAAGGCCTGGAATGCCGCTAAGGAATTCCTCGACTCTCACAGAACTGCAAATGGTACCCTGTCTCATGCCGATGATGAAGCATATGACCGGATGGAAACCGAGATTACTGATCTCACCAAGGAAATCGGACGTATGCAGAGACAGGAAGAGATTGATCGCGAACTGGCAAAACCGGTCAATTCTCCGATTGTCACAAAACCGATGCGAGATGAGAAGCCAAAAACTGGTCGTGCCTCTGAAGCCTATCACGCTGCTGTTATGAACTATATCCGTTCCAAAGCAAGAGTCGTTACTGACGTGCTTCAGGAAGGTGTTGATGAACAGGGTGGCTACCTGGTACCAGCTGAATGGGATTCTCGTCTGATTGATGTTCTCACTGAAGAAAACATCATGAGAGGCCTGGCTACGACCATCACTACTTCTGGTGAGCACAAGATTAACATTGCCGGCACAAAACCTGCAGCAGCCTGGATCGAAGAAGGCGGCGCTCTTACGTTCGGTGATGCAACCTTCGACCAGAAGATCCTTGATGCACATAAGTTACACGTTGCCATCAAGATTACAGAAGAACTTCTGTACGATAACGCGTTTGGCCTGGAAAGCTATATTACCACTCAGTTCGGCAAAGCACTGGCCAATGCAGAAGAAGATGCATTCCTCAACGGCGATGGTACTGGCAAGCCCACTGGTCTTTTCCATAAGACAAAAGGTGGTACCTATTCTGTTGAGCTGGCCAACACTAGCATCAAGACCGATGACATTCTGGATCTGATCTATAAACTGAAGCGTCCTTACAGAAAGAACGCTTCTTTTATTTTGAACGACTCAACTCTGGCAGCGATCAGAAAGCTCAAGGATCTCAACGGTGCTTACGTATGGCAGCCTTCCTATCAGGCTGGTGAAACTGATCGCATCTGCGGTTACGCTG